AAATTATTTTTTATTTTTAAACTCACGTCAGAATAAAATTTATTAATTATTCTGTTATATTAATAATTATTCCTTTATATTACCATATGAGAATAAATCCACTTTTAGGGGACGTAACACAGGAAATTATTAATTATATCTATTTTCAAACAAGAAAAAAATATAATAAACGTAAAATAAAATATATTATTGACACATTAACAACAATTGCCTTTGAGGATGTGAAGCCTTATTTATACACAATCTTAGCAATATTAATTTTGATATTCTTGATGAATTGTTTCAATTTCTATTATTATATCAGATTATTCGCTGAATCAAATCCTCACTTTAATATAAATTCTATTGACTAACTTGACTAATACGATAAAACAAGTATAATCCAAGAGCATTCTTTGCAAAAATGTCCAAAATATTAAACATGTTATTTTTTGTATAAGGAGACATAAACGCTGCAATACCATAAATACTCCATACAACAAAAATAAACGAAAATAATCTCATAGCATTCTTTGAATGTATCGCATAATTTTTATAAATCGTATAAAATGTAAAACCAAAGAATAAAAATCCGATTAATAGAGAAGAAGTCATATCTATCACACCAATCTCTCCTAAGTAACCAAACAATAACATTAGAAAATTACATACAAAAATAGTAATAATGTTATCACGATGCTCCTTGACAAAACTCCAAAACTCTAAATTTATATTAACACCCTTTTCTAAATATTCTTCATATTTATAGAATATTATAGTAGTTAATAACATAATAGGCGTACTAATAACCCAATCAAAATATCGCATTGATGCCATTTTAGGTAACGCTCTAATAGCCATAATTCTAAGAAAATAAACATAGAAGAATAATTCAACAAATTGAACAATCATCTCTAATGTTAATATCTCTCGAAGAATAAGATGCTTATCAGATAAATTTAAAAATACACCCTGAAGTGCTATCAATCCAGTAATTAATTGAATAAGAATACTTAGGTCCGTCGAATACTTGACATTGTTCATTTTAATAATTATTATTAAAATAAAAATATAAAAAAAATTACTAAATTAATGTGGAATATAACAACTTAAATTATACATCTTTTCCCATTTCTTAAATACTTGTCTTCGCATATCTAATGATACTTCTAATGCAGCATCATAATTTTTAATAAACGTTTCATCCTCGCATAATTCAATTGCTCTCTTTAGGAAATCACATTGAACATTAAGTAATGTTATGTTCATATGTTTAATATTATCTATAAATCTTTGAGAAATACTGTCAAATAAGGTAAATGACATGTATTTTTTCTGTATTTTAAATTTTTCAGATAACTGTTTCAAAATGTTTAAAACGTGTGTTTTGTCTTGTAACATTAAATGCTTACATATGATATATTTTTCTGAATTTGTTGGTCTACTTGTCTTTGGCTTATAAACATAAATTTCCTTATAAATTAAGTTTAGTAAATATAATAAATGAATACTTGTATCCGTAAAAATATCAAATACCTTTAATATAAATATACCATTTATTTTTTGTAAACAAATATTTGCATAAATCTCATTCAAAATAAGATAGTAATGCAACTGTTCCTTGTTGTTAAAATCAGTTCCCTCATCAAACCCGCCATCCGCAGTCACTAAATAACATCCATCATCCCCAACTAAATGTGACACATAATGAATATTATCCAAATTATTAATATCTCCAGTATTATTTTTACCATACGTTACACATACATTTTTATTAATTACACATTTATTATAACTGGGTAAATTATAAGAACGATATTGTGGCAAATCTTTATTTAAAGATATCGTATAAATTTTATATTTTTTATTATTATTTTTACGTTTCTTTTTCTGTACACGAGTAAATCCATCCTTATCAATTAATGGCTCTTTTATCTCAATTTGCTTATAATCATTTTCTAATTGCAAATAAATATTAGAACCCTGAATAAAGCCACCAGGCGCCTCCGCGCAATGAAAAATAATGTCATTTTCAGTATAATCACGAAATACATCGAATACATTAATAATTTCCCAATATTTATAAAATGCCCTGTTTATAATAGGGTCTTTTACTAAAAAATCATAATCATTAATATACCATCTTACCTTTTTCCACAAATTTGTATTAATCTTATCAATCTTGTTTCTGTGAATATTTAAAATGTCACTAAATCCATACTCTTTTAATGGTTCTTCTGGACAGTCATCATCCTTAATATTAAATCGCATTGACAATAATATATTATCTATATCATCCAAGTCACATTTAATATCAAAAATCATACTTTAACGTAAATGTCAACTATTTAAATAATAAATCAATTTGTTTTTAAATAGATTTATTGTGAACTCATTGAACTAATAGAACTTCTTACACTACTTGCTGGAGTTATAATTACTATATTATTATATATTTCATATGCTAAATATAAATAATATACACCCAATACATTATCTCTGTTCTCCTTCAAAAATGTATATACTTTTGTGGGTAATTGTTGGACTAACAAATCAGATAAGAATACAAATGCAACTAACAAATGAATATAAATACGAAATTGAGTATATGTAAATTTAAATTTCATAAGTATATTCTATACCATTATAAAAGAAATTTTTTATCCTTATTTAATATTTAAAATAACAATTTTATTTTTATTTAAAAATAAAATTTTTTATAATAAATATTGTATGTCATATAAAAATTTGCCACCAGGTAGACAAAGACGATTAGCTTATGCAACTGAGATAAAAAGACAACGACATAATGTGATGTCTATTCATAACCGAATTTTATTTGGTACTCTTAGTGTTGCAAGAGGTCTAGAATATGTATCTAGAACACCTACAAATAGTGATAATTATCCATACTACAATTATGAATTTCTTTCGGATATGCCAAGTGTTAAAATAGGACTTGTATCGAAAGCTCTATTAAATAATTCTAAAGTATCTTCAATTAAACAGGATAAAGAAATGAATAATGAATTATCTTTTTTTTGTACAATTTGTCAAGAATATATTTGTACAGATGTAATAAGGAGTTTAGCATGTTCACATTTTTACCATATTGACTGTATAGATAAGTGGTTTACAGAGAATAAAAAATGTCCTCAATGTCGTTTTGAATTAATTTAAGGCCTGTATAGGCCTAATTTTTTTCTTTTATTTTGTTAGTATCATAATTTACTTTAATTTTCGATTTCTTTTGGCTTTTCAATTAGTTTGATTATATTTTTAATCCAGGAATCATCGTAATTTTTGATATCGCGTATATTCCATTTATTAATTACAAGATTTGCCATTTTATGTTTTTTATATATTAATTGTTCAATTTGTTCTTCTATGCTATTTTTAATCTGTAAATGATAAATAATAACATCTTTTGTTTGACCGATGCGATGAATTCTATCCATTACTTGTGTCATTTTTGCATCATTCCACCATGCATCCATTAGTACCATATGATTAGATGCTATAAGATTAATACCTTCTGCACTCGACATTAAAGACACAAAACATATTTGAATATCATTGTTATTTTGAAATTCTTTGATAGCTTCTGTACGGTTTTTTAAAGGCACATTACCTTGTAGAGTCACCGTCTTGATATTACTTAAAACGACATCATTTTCAAAGACATGTTTAATTATTTTTAACATACTTACCCATTGAGTTACAATAACTATTTTTTCCTTTTTTTGAATAATATTATGTGTAATATCCAATAATTTTTGTATTTTTGTTGAATGTTTAAATTCTTTAATATGAGTATATGAAATTTCATTTGTAGTAGTTTTAAGTGAATCATCTTTATTTACTGGATGAATTTCATCTACATAGACTCGACATTTTGGACAAGTTACAATTCCAACATGTATCATTTTCTTCCAACAACTTTCACAACATTTATGACCACATGGTTCAGCAATATAATCTGCTATTTTGTCATAGCAAATCGGGCACTCTTCATCTATGTTATTAGACTGATTAAAGAATTTAAGACGTTCAATTGCGTCTTTCATATCACGTGTATTTTTTAATCTTTCCATACATTGAAGAATAAGTAATGGACTATTACATGCTTGTTTTAAACGAAGAATATATACCATCACATTACTGTGTAATATTTTTCGCATCGAACCACTAATATCATTAAATACTTGTCGATTAAGTTTATTAATTCGATGAACAAGTATTTTCATACGTGTTTGAGAATATTCTTTTAATGCATCATAAAACTCCTGTTCCAAGTTGCTAAAATTAAGTTCAACTTTTATTTCGTTCTTGTCTTTTAATTCTTTTAAAACCTCGGATTTTTTTAAAGACAACCCATATTTTTGAATCCATTGATTCAATATATGTAATCCATTCACACTCTTGGAAATAATATTCGTCCAATCGCGTTTTGTATCAATCCCCTCATATCCAAGAAACTTAAAATACGCAAACGCATCATTTGGATCATTAAATATAGGCGTTGCAGTCACAATCCACTTTTTATGTCCACTTAAACTCATCACACTTTTACTTACACTTGAATATACATTTCGAATATAATGCGCTTCATCTAAAATAATACGTTCAAAATTAATATTTCGAAAAAGACTTGTATTATTAAATTGAGAACCATTGAATTCTCTTGAAATAATTGAATAAGATGTAATATAAATTATATTATTTTCATGTAATTGAATATTATGTCTATTTTTGCCATAATATTTAACTATCTGCACGTTAGATAACGTAGTATGTTTATGAATTTCATTCATCCAGTTATCAATAATTCCAGCTGGACAAATAATTAATGTTTTAAAAGGTTTGCTTATAATTGTTGACAATAGACAAAGACTTTTTCCAGTTCCTGCTTGGTTTAATAAAAGTCCGCCGTCATATTTTTCTTCGTGAAATTTCATCCACTCAACCGTGTGTACTTGAAAATCTTTCAAGACCGTTTTCAAAGACATATTAATTTAATCAAGATTTATTATATATTTATTTTATTTCAGTTTTTTATTTTTCTCACCTATTTTAATGGAAAATAACATTCAATATAATGGTAATCAACATTTTTTTAAACAAGATGTAACTGAGCAAGATATTATAGAAGAAATAACTTGTATTTATAGTGTTTATTGTAAAGATGAGAATGGTATAACACTTCTTAAAAAGGCATATAAATCTAAATTAGATGCCTGCAGATATGCTACAAATAAGATAACAACGCTTTTAAATATTATATATAATGATTTTAAAAATAATTCTGAATATAATATATTGCCGGTTGGAGCGCAATCGATTTATACATTATATAATATGAAAAAGGGGAATGAGATAGAACAGTATGAATATTTTAAAGACCATCATTTAATATTCTTTGAATATGTACAAAGAAAACCAATCATGTTTTATGTTTCTACTCTTGAATTAATTTGATAATTTACATCAATTAATTTATTTGTATATAATAATTAGAGATGCCAGATTATTGTTCTCCATCGAAAGTATTTAATCATAAAAAAATAAATACATGTTATGATTCAATTGATATTAAACACATTGTAATGGCATTTAATAAATACATTAAAAATTCAGAACTATGTTATCAAAAAAACAATAAAACGTCTTGTATATCTCGTATTCCTATAAATAAGTATCAGTCAGATGATAAATTATATAATGAACTCTCAAATAGATTAAAAGAATTATGTAAGAATGAATTTTGTTGGATTGATTTACCATTTATTCAACGCATATCTGATAAAAATTTAAAACATTCTATTTTATATTTTACTTTTAAACCCAAGGGATTATTATCAAAGACCACATGGTTTAATACAACTAATATTAATGAAATCATGGAACAATATCAAGATTTATATAAAGATGTGTTTACATTTTTAGGAGCTCAACCAAGTGATTATAGTAAAATTACTCAAATAAATTGGAAACGAATTAAAAAAATACCTTATATAGGTATTATTTTTAATACAGACCCGCATACTGAACCTGGAAAACATTGGGTAGCAGTATTTATAGACAATAAAACAAAACATGTAAATTATTTTGATTCATTAGGAAAATTACCTAATAAAAATATAACATCCTTTTTAAAACATTTTAAAATATATCATTTTTCATTTAATATGAAAGAGCATCAAAAAGGTGGTAGTAATTGTGGTGTATATAGTTGTTATTTTATCATAGAAAGATTAAAAGGTAATAGTTTTGAAAATATAAATAAACAATTTATTTCTGACAAACAAATGACACAATATAGAGATTTTCTATTTAGACCGAATTAATTGATTTTCTAAATTACTTAGAAATAATTTCATTTTTTGATTTACTTTAATTTTATCTGGATTAAAACTTTTTAGATATAATCCATTTAAACTTCTAAGACGACTTAATGCCACATATACTTGATGGTCACAAAAACAATCCTCCAAATCTAATATACCACTATCAAGTGATAAACTTTGACTACGATGACATGTAATAGAATATGCTAACATAAGTGGAATTTGATAAGCCATTCCTTTACATCCATCTAATTCTAATTCCCATGTTACAACAGAAATTGGCCGTTTTATATTTGATGTATCAAAATGAACAATGGGAATATTATAATCAGCACTTGGATCTGGAACAAAATCAATTACTGTTCCAATTGCTCCATTTACTAATCCTAATGTAACATCCAAGTTTTTAATCAACATAACTCTAGCTCCTTTTTTTAATATCAATTCGTTTATCCCTTTTTGATTAAATTGGAACTGTAGTTCATTTATTAATAAATCTTTGACATCAGATGTTTTTCCACTCGTTGCATACGAACTAATATATTTCACTTTTGGCGTTTTTAATTTGTTTAATTGAGTGTCATTTATAAGTTGCGCTTTTCTATTACTTGATACTAAATGAACATATTCTTCCATATTAAACGGTAATTTTTGACGCGTTTTTAATAATTGCAAATCTATATCCGTAAAAGAACCATCCCGGATTCTAGATAAAAGACTTATAAAGGAAGCATCATTTTTTTGTCTAAAATTCTCATGTAATAAAATAATATTTTTCTTACTAAATGTTTGATTAAATAAAGCACTTTCAATAATTAATCTTTCATCTACATTATTATAAAGCTCTTTATTTTTATTAAACACTGGAAGTAATTGTAAAAAATCTCCAGTTAAAATCATTTGAATTCCCCCAAAAAACAAGTTATTTTTGCGAATATTCTGACAAATAAAATGTAATTTCTCTAATAATTCTCCAGATAACATACTTACTTCATCAATCACCAAAATATCTGTGTTTATTATACGCTCTCTATACATTTTCTTCTTTTTAATGCGCTTAATCAAAGTTTCTAATGATGATTCTCCAGTTCCTATCCCCATAAAACTATGAATTGTCATACCTCCAATATTATAAGCAGAAATACCAGTAGTTGAACAAAGATATATTTTTTTGTCTTTAAAATTACATTTTATATATTCATCCATTGTTTTAATTAAATGAGAATTATGTGTTACTATAAAATTTCCTAATATAAATCTATGATTACCATCTAATTCAAATCCATAGTAATCATCTTCTTTTAATTCTGTCACTTTTATACTACTTACTAATGCATCTTTTACTTGTTTTCTTGGAAATACCTTTTTTTTTATACATAAAATAGGAATTTCTTCTAAATTATTACCAGAAATGTAAATTTTCCATACTTTTTTTATTAATGTATCGTCATTCACTATGTTTTTCTCTTTCCTATAACACCCAAATCCCAATGAACGACATAAATATATAATATCATTTATTAAGGTTTCATTTTTTACTGATTGAGAAAATTCAAAATATCCTGTTTTATAACTACCACCTGCATCTAATATACCAGCTAATACCTTTAATCTATTTTCTCTAGAATTACATTTATATATCATGGGAATATGTTTATTATCTAATAAATTATTATTAATCAATTGCTGTTCAAAACAATTTATAGATTCAATTATACTACAAATATCATAACCATACCGTTTATAAGATAAATAACAATTATATTTTAATAAATTTTGTCTCAAATAGGTTAAAATTACATTATCTTGAATAGTAATCTCTGTATTTATTGCTGCTTTATCACCTAACCACAATCCAATAATATACGGGTCAAAATCTAACGACTTTTCTTGAAATTCAACCGAATTCGAATAACCATGTAAATATGGTTTAATACCCTTTAACTCAATATACTTTTTAATAGGAATATCTACATATCTATCTTCAATTATAGATTCTAAAAATTGAATAGATTGCTTAAACACCTCCTTTTTATTCTTATTTTTATAGGAAAAACATTTTGATTCAACTTTGATTGTTTTTTTATTAAACCAACGCACGCAATAATCATTTCTCTCTTTTCTATCATAAATACCTTTCTTATTAGAATATTTTAAACTTAATATATGGTGACTATTCACCACATAAGAATCACCCTTAACATTCGTTACTTCATACATAATGTCTCTTCCTGTTGTCGTTTTTAAAACTTTTCTAGGAGTAGAATCGTCTCCCATAATAAACTCTCCAATATTAATATCTTCAACATTCTTTATACTTCCATCATACATTAAAATTTCTGTTCCCTTTTTAAGACACTTTCCTGTTCCTCCAGGGCCTAATATCAATAAATTATGCCCATTCTTAAATAACTCAAGTGCTCTTTTTTGATTACAACTTAATGTATCATTCATATCTATTTCAATATTTACATCTCTTAGTAATTCTTGAATAGTATCACTTATCTGAGATTCCACCCGAAGAGAGTTATTTTTAAGCATGAATTCTTTTTAAACAGCTAATTTTAATCATTTTTAAAAAGAATTCATTTATTTACTTATTTTTTACAATTTTTATTATGTATTTTTACATGATTGCGAAAGAGTTTTAGTATAATATGATTGTGTAGCATCTGGCGTATACAATGTTTGTGTATACGTAGGTTGTGTATACAATGTTTGTGTATACAATGTTTGTGTATACAATGTTTGTGTATACAATGTTTGTGTATACAGTGTTTGCGTAGAAGACGTATATTCTGGCTGTTCTAATAAATAAATGTTCACAGGAACAATATCGTTATATGTAAGGTCGTGTAATACAGTATTTCTTATATTCATAAAATCAAGCATTCGCATCGTTGGATTAATAACTCCACCCGAAATAGAGCAATAAAAACAATTATGATAAAATTGTCCAGGAGAACTATGTAGTCTACTCGGCGCCAAAGACCACGAACAAATACATTGGTCACAATTCTCGATATTAGCAGAAATCATAAATGAAGTAGACGCATTTATTTTAGCACAATCAGAAGAATAACTTAGATATTTAAAATTAGATTGTGAATCAATTCCATTATAAGAAATCGCCAATGCACACCCAGGATAATCAGTTCCAGAATTTCCATTATGCCAATCACCAATTAAACATCCAGGCTCGTTTATATCTTTTTCTCCACATGTAATTGGTAATTCATATGTTTGACCAGCTATAAAATTAAAAACACCATTGTTCTCTGGTGTTTTTCCTGCACAAATAGGATTAAGCGTATTTATATCAAGCGGTTGTTCAAGTGCCACTCCATCATCAATACCCCATACTTGAGGAATATTTAAAATCAAATGGGCATTTAACGTTCTCGAACAAAATATAAACACATATAATAACATTTTAAATATTTTATATAAAAACTATTTAAAGATAATTGACAATCAATTTAATCATTTTTTTTTAAATCTCGTAAAATTGCATGACTTTGTTCTTGTAAAATAGTTGGGAATAGTGCGTTAATGAAAAAACATAAAGATGCTTTGAAAAATTTATTAGATAAATACATTGTTTGTTTAAAATGTGTAAAATAAGATGTTTTAGTATATTCGGACTCCTTTATTTCTATAATAGTTGATGACTCTGTAGAGGGAGGATATGGTTCAAATGGCGTATATGTATAGATATTAGATGAATTTTCTTTTTTTTTTGTAATGATATAATTTATTGATTCCATAATAGCTTCTTTTATTTATTTGTAAATATAAAAATTAAGTATATTTATTTGTAAATTAAGTATATTTACTCAATTTTTGATTTAAAAATAAAAATACCATTATATCATAATATATGTATAACAATTCAATTAACATTATAGGTTATGGATATGTAGGTAGTGCTGTTGGGTATGTATGTGAGCAGAATGATGTTGTTTATAATGTATGTGATTTAACTAAAAAGGATGGTACTTATGATTATTTTACGTCGGATATTCGTGAATTGATAGCCTATTCTGAGAGTAATAATGTTGTAAATTATTATTTTATAGCTGTTCCTACTCCTAGTAAAGATGATGGTTCATGTGATACGTCAATTATTAATAATGTTTTAAAGACGTTAAATGAACATACAACTAAGGAGACAAAGGTCATTATTAAAAGTACACTAGTGCCAGGTTCATGTAGTAGATTTAGTGATATGTATAAAAATATTGATATTATTTTATCACCTGAATTTTTACGTGAATCAACATATAAAGTAGATATGTATGATACTGATTTTATTTTAGTGGGTGTTTCAAAAAATAGACTCAACTATGATAACATTATACAATTATTTAAACGGCTACATAACCATAAGCAGATTGATGTTTATTTACGGTCATATGAGGAATGTGAAATGTTTAAATATACACTAAATGTTCATTTGGCTGTAAAGGTATGGTATTTTAATGAAATTTATGAAATAGCTGAAAAATTAGGTGTTAACTATAATCATTTAAAGGAATTATTCAAATTAGATAAGAGAATTGGGCATTATGGGACACAAGTACCAGGTCATGATGGCAAGTTTGGATATGGGCTTAGTTGTTTACCGAAAGAAACTAGAGGTATGATGAAATTACAGGAAGATTTAAAAATTGACAATCAAGTTTTAAAGGAAATTATTAAGAGAAACGATTATTTTAGAAAAAAGTAAAACTACAGTTTATTATTTTCTGGATATAAAAATAAATAAACTACTACTAGATAATATAAATAAGAATATACTGATAACAATTGAAATTATAATAGTTTGTGTATTTTCGGAATTTGTGAAAAATTTTGATGGATTAGAAAAAAATTCCGAAAATATATTTGATGAGGATTTGCCTACAAATTTTCCTTCGGGAACTCCTCCACATGATTGATTAATATCATCAAAATTAATTTCACTTGCTTTTAAGCCTTGAGCCACAAAACTATTACAACAGTCTATTTTAGGAAGTGGGCGTCGATTGGGTTGTGGTCCAGGGTCTTGAGTAACAGTGGGGGGTTGTAAATATAATTCTTGTTTGATTTTATCGTCTGACCTACTACAAACTCCCTTACCAAATCCTGGCCAACATCCCTCGCCTGTTTGGCCTGTATGTCTCCAACCCTTTGCAATGTCATTTTCACACCAATCGTTGTGTCTGCCACTTTGTGTTTCGTTCCATGCAACACAATTATTCCATGTTTTTTTTTCATTACGCAAATCATTAATACTATTTACGTACTGTGCATATTGACCTCTACAATCTAAATTATTTTTACAACTATTCCATTCATCGTATTTTGTTACTGATGCTTGATAAATATCATGACGACCTTTCCAGTCATTATATGCGGCATCATCTTCGGCTTTCCAACGTTCTGCTATTTGTAAAGCTTTTTCACACGTCATAACATCGGACATGATGGTTAAATAATATAATATAAATAAAGATTATTTATTTATATAATTCATGTTAAAATTAAAATCTATACTTCAAGAATGGATGCATTATTTTCGTTTAAAATTTCTTCTTCTATTGTATCCTTGATAATAAATCGTACAATTTCAATAGGACGTTTTTGACCTATTCTATCCGCTCTACCTATAGCTTGATTTTCAATATCTTTTCTATAATCTTTGTTTCCGTAAATAGGCTCTATAAGAATAATTTTATTTGCAGATGTCAAATTAATACCAGATGCACAATTTTCTGAACTTAGACAAATAATATTCTTATCTATATCATTTTGAAACATATGAATAGCACGTTTCTTTTGATATACTGTCCCAGAACAATAAAGAACATTTATATTTTCTTGTTTTAAAATATTACCAATTTTAACTAAAATATTATTCCATTGTGAAAACAAAATACACTTATCATGCTCTTTCATTTCACGTTTTATATAATATATAATATTTCCAATTTTTGTTGATTTGATTTTATTAATTAATGTTGTCAACTCATTTTTATCATCATTATGTTGTACTGGCTCAATATCCTTTAATAAATAAATGTCAGATACTTGAATAATAACATTACACTTTGGACATTTTACATCATCATATCTTATATGAACTTCATCTATAAATTCATTAATACAATCTTTACAAAATTTATGACCACATTTAGTAATTGATATTTGGTCAATTGGAATATCTTCTAAACAAATTGGACATGTCTCCTTCTCCTTAATAGTATCAATCACATTTTTCAAATACATATATGTTCTATTGATAGAATCATACTCTTTTTTATCATGAGTTATCCTTCTTCTAAGAATACTAATTTCAACTTTCACAGCATCTATGCTTTCAAAAATTTCACCATCATTATCCTTTTCATCTAATATATAGCCTCTTTCAACAATTAATAGAAATTCATCTATTTTATCTGTATACCTTTTCATTTTATTCTTTAATTGTCCTAATTTCTTCTTATTATGGTCCAAAATAACCTTTTGAATTTCATCCAATGTTTTACAATTTTTAACCAAGTTTCTAGTCTCTGCATCTATCGACGTATCACAACATAATTTTATTAAAAAATCATTATTCTTTTTTGTTCCCTGTAAATGTGCATCATAAATAGAACGTTCTTGCTCCGTAAATTCTAATAATTTTACATTTTCTGTAATGATATTACCTACAAATTCATTTTGAATAGATTCACGCGTATTTCTTCTATATAATATGCCCAATTTTTTAATTGTTTCTTCATGCAAATTATATATATTATCAATATCAATATCAAAAGACGCATTTGTAATACAATTAATATTATACATAAAAGAAGTCATTCCCTTCGAAAAAGGCGTAGCCGATATATTCCATTTATAATTAGATTGGAATGACTGAATCAACAATTTCAATAAATCACTTCTTTGTTTATCCAAAATTTCATGATTTTCATCTAAATATACACCATTATATACATAATTATCTAATAAATTTAACTCCTCATGATGTACATTTAATATATCCTCCAAACACGTAATCGACTCATCACTATCTAATTCATCTAATATTGTAATTATACTCTTTCTTACATTCCTATATGTATTATATCCTGTCTTTTTTAAATAATTTATATTTAATAAAAAATTATAGGAAATAATAATGATATCTGCAAACAAAATATCACCAAAACTTAGATTTTTATATTGGTCATATGTAATTATTAATAAAACTCTCTTTGCTACATCAAATGTTTGTTTGAATTTTTCATAATATTCTCTAACCCATTGATCACATAATTGATTTGGACACAAAATAATACTTGCATTTGTTTTAAAATACGATTGATTTTGACCAGTTATATTTTTTCTATTTACAATACAATCACGCAAATTAAAACCATCCAAATTTTTAAATAAAACATGTCTTTTATCTATAAATAATGTATTTGCATGTTCTTTACAATATAATTCATTCTCTTCACATTTCTCCTTATTACAATTAAACATTTTATTCTTACCTCTTTTATAAAAATAATTACACATATTAATATCAAATTCAACAAATTGATGATACAAATTCTCACTACTCTCAAATATATATGATAGTACAATTAATGTTTTACCCAAACCTACCTCACTAATAATATTACCACCATAATATTTAATTTCATATGGATTCGAAAAATTGTGCTCCCAATGATTCAAATGTGGAAGAATCGTATCATTATACAATAAATAATCGTTACCATCTAAATGAATTGAATGAAATATAATCTTTTCTAACAATATACTATTTTCATTATTATCTACCCTTTCCTTAATAGACATCATCCACTTAATATCATTTTTTTGATACTCATACAACGTAATATCATCCTTTAATAACGATACTACATTCAATATTTCATTTACATTACTTTCGTTTTTTGGTACATTACTCAAAATACACGCTAATTCATCCTCTGACTTTACAAGAATATTTCTCTTAATATTATTATATAAAATATCTATAAAAATACGAGATTTATAATCACTCTTCTTATTCGATAATATACGCTGCAAAATCTTCTTGCTACCATAATTTACCATATAATACTTATTATCACACTTTTCTAATCTTGTAATAAAATTTGCTCTTAGAAAATCATTTGACATAAATGAATAAGAATGTTCTTGAAATGCATTCAAATTCCTACAAGGATGATTCCAATTCAAAAACGGAAATACAATTGAATCACAATAATATTTAGAAAATCGCAAATAATCCGTCATATATACTGTTTTTTGAATACTGGCATCATACACAAATCTATGCCTCAATCTTTCATTATCTAACACATCTCTTAAATCATAAATATAACATGTCGTAAAATCTAATAAAAATACAAATATATTATCATCCTCTATAGTATTATGTAATACAATTTCAGATGAACCTAACTTTATAAAATTATCTCTAAATTCCTCAATACTCATAATACAATATAATCTATATATACTTCTTTTTAAATAAAATATATATATACATAAATTTAAATTTTATATGGGTAAATACAATTTTCTAGCTACCGTCCACCGTCCGCATAAGGATTTTTATTTTATAGTATTATAATTTAATATATGGTAAAATAACATATTTAAATGCAATAAATATTAATAATAAAGTAACACCTTTGACTACATTAACTGCAAAATCTGATATACTTAATGAAATTGTATTTAATAATTTTTTAGCATAATCATTTATTAATGTTGTAGACGCTATATAAAATAAAACTAATAAGACAACATTCTCTTCATTTATTTCCTTTTTAATTATATCAAGAATACCATCCTCTTTCTTTATTTTTTTAATATCCATTTTAATTAAAGTCGGTTGCTCATAATATTGCTCACCTCGCAATGGTCGTTCATTATCATTATTACTCATAATCGAATTTAAACTCTCCTCTTCAATATCATCTTCCTCTGGATGTGGCCCAGGTAAATCGTCAATGTTGGTTGACATACTCATTTTTATATATTATATTCTATATATAATATATTTAAAAAAAATACGTATCGCATTCCATATTCTATCTAAAATCCAGATTTGAAATAAATAGCCTTAGATTCATCGAAATCAGACGGCTTTTGTTTAAATTCATCAAAGAATGCATTCTTAAGAATGCCTAATGGTGTAGGTAAATTAAATTCATGTTCCATACCATTCTTTAAACGCCCTTCTGATAAATATCTATTATATGCACTAGACGTAGAAGAAGTAGATGACGCCTCAGACGATGCATCAGCACCTGTTGTGCACGACTGAGAATTTGAAGTTGTTGTACTATCTGAAGACAATGTAAGACTTTCTAATCCAGTATCAGAAAGAGAATTACTAGTTGATGTATCATCCGAATCAGACTGTGTATTACTAGAACTTGATGAAGAACTACTCGATTCCTCTCGAGGAATAAGTTCATCTGGATAAACCTTTAAAATCCAGTTAAATAATTCTTCTGAAATATATAAATCTAATAACGATGTTAAAAAATAATGTAAATCATACACCTCATTATAATTATATGGAACATTTAAATCATCACTATCAAATGAATTATCATCACCCGGAATAGGTTCCGTTGTTATATGCTTTTTTCTATCATAATCAGAATGACCAATAATAAATTTATTTGGATAAAAATCAGGTATATTATCAGAATATGTCATGGCAAATTCAAAATCCCATAATTTAGGAATAAAACCAACATTTGGTATATAATACGTCTCATTATTTATAATATACACAAAATACTGACCATCCACCTTCTTAATAGTTGTATCCATTAAAATATTTCCATAATGAAAATCATTATGCATCATACGATAATAATGCTGCATAACAGCAATCGTATAAATTAGTTGAAACACAATAATGCGCCAATTTTTATCTGATATTGTTTTTTCATTTTCATATATATTATAAATCCACGTATCTAAACTACCACCTTCTATATATTCAGAAATTAACATATTCGAGTTCGTTCTAATTAAATCCTCAACTTCTAATCGTTTAAGGTTTAAAAACTTTAAAGCACGACTCTTATTAGATACTTTCTGATGACCTAAATAAAAAACTACATGAGGACAAATATTCTTACATACTATATTATCAGTTAACTCTTTCAAGGCAAGAAATTCCAAATTAGTAGGATGCTCATATTTTTCAAATTTAGTCTCTATAGGAACAATTTTTAATCCAAGCTTTAAACCTTTTAATACTCTACTTTCAATTTTAGAGGCGACAAATGGGTATCCTTTAACTTCTGACGTATTTTTAACTTTAGATAATTGAGTCATATCATCAAATCCAAATTTCTCTCTTGATTCATCTAATATAAATCTTTTTTTTCTTATTTCATGGCGAACATCCTTTAATAATTTAATCTTATTTAAAAGATCAAACTTTAATGTTTCTGGTATATGAGGACTATCAGTCATATTAATTTTTAAATTTAATAAGTAAAATATTTAAATAATTTCAACGCAAAGCTAAATTGAATTTATTTTAAATCTTATTTAAACAAAAGCTTATTTAACTATATAATAACATGAATAAAGTAATTCAAATTAAAATTTTTAATGACGTATTAGACCAATTCTTTGATTATCTAGAGAATGAATTCCCTTATTTTAGGTCAGATATTGTATTAACAAAAAGTTCAATTGATTTAATTCGGCGCGGTAATCCAAGATTAGTTGTAGAACAATTTGTTGAATATATTTCTCCGTATTCAAAACAAATTATGGAATGTGACGAAGATTTTTTTTTAAATTTTGAACAAAATATGGGTTTAGACAAAGATAATTTACTATATGGTCTAAAACTTAAAAGTATGTGGATAGAAAATGCAGTAGAAGATGTAGATAAAGTTATACGACAAAAGGCAACTGTATTTCATTACTTTCAAAAATTATTAAAATGTGCATCAAAAGTTTTTTTATAGATTTATTATATAACAATGATATTTTATGTTATCCTTGTGTTAAGTATATTATATATTTTATTTAATAATTTGAATAGCCAAACAGTAAATGATACTCACAAAGTCAACAGATTAGTTCGACAAACTGCTAGATGGGCTACGGCAGCTGGCCAAGATACAAACGCATATATTTCTAATTTGCATGCCACATATGCAATGGGATATTTAATGGCACTAAGAGAAATTTATGATGATAATACAATTAAACGTTTATCAAATGTAAATGTAAGAGAATTAGATATAGAAGTAAATAAAATAATGGATGATGCTATACAAAAACTAGTTAAAACGTGTCCAGAGGGCCAACCAAAACATCAATTCTTAGCATTTTTAGCTAAAGAAGGTGGACACTTCGTTAAAATAATAAAACAAAAATGATTTTATAATATAATTATAATGGATAACTTGATAAAGCAAGAACTATTTAAGGCTGTAAAATCTTTTTTAAATGAATTAGAATTAACTATGGATTATTTGGATGCGCAAATTATACCAAGTATTCGATTATATATGAAACAAGTAGATGAAGATACAGAAGAATTTAAGAAATTTGTAGAATATACATCTCAACATTTAGGATGTCATCAATCTAAATTTTCTGTCATTTTATTTTCAGAACAAAAAGTTCGATCAAATTATTATAATTTTCTAAGTAGTATTACCTTATTTGGTAATATTTTAAATTTTAGAGTATTTGAGAATGAGTCCAAAAATACAAAAAAGGATATTATAAAATATCTTTACTCCATATACATGTCGAGTGTTTTCTTAAGCCAAACAAATACTGTTGAGAATGAACATGTAGATGTTTTAAAGGATAAATTGACTGAATTTGTTCAAAATATTCAAAAGGAAGCTGAATCAGTTCTTATTCGAGACGAGGCCTCCTCTAAGAAAACACGTAAAGTAAAAAGAAATACATCGTCTAGTCATAATGCACCTCCACTTATTCCAGAAAATATGGGAGAAATAGGAAATATTATGGATTCTATTTTAGGTAACAAGGATATTCTAAATATTGCTACAGATATTTCTAAAAAAATGCAATCACAAAAATTAGATCCAATGACAATGTTATCCTCTTTAATGTCAGGTAATATTGAAAATTCTCCATTACAAGGTCTTGTTGAAGAAATTCAGCAAAAGGTTGAAAACAAAATTAATTCTGGAGAAATTGATAAAGAACAACTTGAAAATCAAGCAAAAAGTATTATGAACTCAATTACAAGTAATCATAATATACCTGGTGTTTCTGATTTACTAGGAAATATGATGAAAGATATGCAAAAAGATGGCTAATTTTATTACAATTTAAATTTTTTATTTTATTGATATAATAATATATATGAATAGAAATACCATTTTGATTATTATATCAATTTTACTTAGTTTAAGTATAAGTTCAGGAGTTGGTGTTTATATTTATTCTGTAACTTCTGCTACAAACAAAGATACGAGAAAAAAACGACAGATAGCTTAACTTAATATAATTGTCTTTAAGCTTTGAATAAACGTATCAATTTTAAATTGTGTCTTTGGCATATTTAATAAATAATAATATCCTTGTTGGATTAAATTTATATCATTTAATATTTTAGATACTTCATAATAGTTTCTATAATATAATGGATAAGATTCTCCCAAAATTTCAACTACCGCTGGAATAGGGTTTATAATAATTGGTGTATTACGTACAATACACTCGATTAATGTATTACAAGCAGACGCATCCACTAAATTTAAAAATACAATATTTTTAGATAGCAAATCATCATACTCATTATTATTTAAAAATTCAATTACATTTACAGATTCTTCCATCTCAACTATATAATTATATAACCCCTTTACATGCATATTTCCAAACGCATTTCTACAAATATCAACTGAACGCTTTTTATCAAAATCATTAACATGAGGGACATTAAATTCTGTAAGTGATGTATGAAGATGGTCTAATAAACATTCTGGTGGAAAATAACTTTCACTATTTTTATTTTTCAATATAGATTTTTCTTGTATAATTGATGATTCAGGTAATACAACTTTATATATACCAAACACATCCCTTAACCAGTTACCTATCTGAATTACTTGTTTTTTTTCATTTTTCATAAAATTATCCCATTTAAATGTAACATCTGTTGTCTCTGTTGGATGAACTATTGTATATACTTTGACATGTTGTATATTTAATTTTTTCAAACTCATCGTAATTTGTCTATTTAAATAATCTGTCATTACAATTAAACCTTTACAATGTTGTAAACTCTGAATGAATAGCTCATTTTTAAACAACTCACCACAATGATAATCATTATTATAATTTGAATATGTATGATGTATAAATCCAAGCCACACCTTATTATATGGTATAATATCTTTTTTATTATAAAATTGTTTATTCCAATGAAATGTTTTATCTACATATGTATCTATAATTAATGGCTCATGAATAATATCCTCTTTATTCAATTGTACAACAATATTATTTACAATATATTGCCACCCACTTCTATGAAGTCTTTGGAAATTTTTATTAATTAATGTAATATTATTAGATGTACTAGGAACTTTATAACTATAATTCTTATAATAATCGTCCAATACCCATCGTAACTGTTCAATAAGATTCATATCTAAAATATTATCATTTAGTCCATAATAATATGGTGCATATGGATCACCAGTGATATACCACAACATATCTTCTATTAATGAATTTTTAATCACATTTAAATTTGCAAACCGTTTCTTCTTAAATATACTTATAAGAGATTTTCCTCTTAAAACAGAACTTATATCATTTATCGATATTTTATTTGATATATTTTTCAAAACATGATGAATTGTTGTTTTAATTAATATATCTTTTGATGATTCTATAATATACTGTGGAGGAGAGTATCGAAATGTCGTTAATATATTATTATTATCAATCAACTCCAACAACTTGTCGTTAAATAACACTGTTTTATCTCTCATACCTGAAGAAAACGTCCTCAGCTCCCCAATAATATCTACATAATTTAATTGTATATCAACCAGTTTATTCGTAATCATGTCAATTGGAAAAGAAATAGGTTCGCCATTTTCATTTGTTTGCAATTCAATAAAATAATTAAACATGCCTGGCATATCTTTTTTTAAATTGTTTAATTTTTTACTCCCATATACACAAATAAATGGAGTTTGAGTAATAATACTTAAAATAGTTGCATGAAAACGTCCACAAATAATAACATCCATATTTTTAAAATAACTAATCATTTCTTGATTATTAATAGGTGTAAACTTTTCATTATTCGTCATAGGTGGTATAACATAAAATATATTACTAATATTATGAGAATACATCTTATTTTGTATTTTCTGAATCATTTTAATATCTGAATTCACCTCATTTTTACTGGTATCAAACGGAATAAAATAAACATCATATTGCTCACTTAATGTAATAGCAAGTTGACATATATCATTAATAAATTTATTAGACTCTTGAGGCGTTGATGATAACCAAGGAGCAGGAAGTGTGATTCCAATCTTTTTAATTGGCCCCTCCACTCTAGTAAATCTCACTAAATCATTCTCATTTACTAAATTAAAGGCAATATCTGGTATAGCCTTTACATATATATCACCATATCTTTCTTTTAAAAGTAAAGCATCACTTTCATTTCTTATAAAAAAATAATCACCGATATCCATAAAATGAATCAAGTCTGGATATGTGACCCCAACCCCAACAAAATAAATAGGTTTTTGATAAAAATATTGTTTAAACAATAATAATTTATCATCATTGAAAAAGAATGTATTAATAATATCTCCGCCACCTAATATAACTATATCTACTGTTTTATATACCTCGACATTTGAATTTAATTCTTCCAGATTTTTGATTATTAATTCATATTTAGTAATATCTTTAAAAATATGATGTCTAAATACATACTCAAAAACATCATCCCCCCAATTTTGACGATAATAATAACCAAGAATCAAGATTTTCTTCATATTATAATATTAGTTATGAAATTTAACAAATATTTTGTACGTAATATAATTAAATTAATTAATAAAAATTTATTTTAATAGTCAAATATATATATTATACAATGAGTGATATTTCTACAACATTATCTATGCCATCTATGCTACAAGGACCGTCTATGTTTACATCACAAGAATTAATGTATTGTAGTATTTTTAACTTGAAAATGTTTTTATTTGTATTAATGATTCTTATATGTATTAGTTGTATATTTATGTCTTTTAATTCATTATTTGTATCATCCTCAGATGTATCATCAAGTTATAATTGTAAAGAAGAATTTGGAAACGACCAGTTTTATTCATACAAAGACGCCATCAATAAGGGATATTTCACATATCAAAATATTCCATTAACATCAGACCATAATTTGGTATTTGGACAAGCCAAACGGTATTTCCATCCACAGTTTATTTCTTCTTCCAAACCTATTTATTTATTAGAAGTTTATGCTAATTTATATATTTTAGATGGTAATCCATTCGGTAAAAAGAGTCTAGAAGTTGATACCTCTTTTAAACATAAATATATAGTCTATTTACATAATACAAAAACAGGTGAAAAGGAAAATATGGGACAACTATTACGCGATAATGATGGACTATATAAACTTAAATTTAACAGTGAAGATATAAATAAATATGGAAACTTTAATCAAATTGAAATAGCATATCAATCACCCCAAGGAGAAAAATCTATTATAAAAGGCAATTTTACGCTTTAAGTAAAAAATTGAATTAAAAAATTTTCTTAAACATTAAGAGACTCGTACGAATGCCTTCAAACAAAAAATCACGTAATTATTCATACAATCATGAATGTTCTATTTGCATGGATGACTTTGAAACTAATACGTTTGTTATATTATCTTGTCATCATTCATTTCATTCAGATTGTATAATAAAGCATATTGAAATATTACATCATCGTCTAACAAAACGATATGATAATATATATCTATTCTGCAGACAATTTAATTGCCCATTGTGTAGACAAGCAATTGTTTGTAATGATATTTCTAAAATTACATACAAAAAATATATAGAACAAAAAAAGAAATATGATACTATAAAATCAGAAATTAAACATTTACAAACAAAAAGTTATTGGTTATCTATCAAATTTAAATGTAGACATATATTTAAACATCCTGAACAAAAAGAAGTTTATGATCATTTAGTTGAAGATGATACCTTACTTGAAGTTATTATGCAAAAGAAGATGGAATATCAAGATATAAAAAATAAATTACACGTTTATGAAAAATTATATTATGGACGTTGTATGTGTTGCGTATGTTATAATTAACGTTTTTATTATACATATTTATATAATAAATGGGTGAACATATCACATATTATTTTAACCTCATGTCTAAATTAAACGATGTTTTAACATATATCAATTCTACTAATTTTAAAGAAAATAATAAAATACACTCACATATAACAGAATGTAAAAAAATATGTATTCATAACATAAAATCTGAGCCATTAGTCAATTTATTTCTAGATGAAGTTGTAACTAATAATAACAACAATACTATCCATGATATTATCAACAAGGAAAGTACTACAACAACATCTGAACAAGACTTTGCAAATTTAGCTCGTTTATTTATGGAAGATAAACCCACTCAAGTTAAAAATATTGAAATAAAAAATGAATTAAATACAAGTCACTCAAATATCAATTGTCAAATAAAAAAAAAAATATGAACGATAATATAACAAATGAACAAAAATTCTTAGAAAATTACAAAAAAAGAATAATTAAGGATGTCATTAAACTTATACATACAGAGTTTAAAATTTATGATAACAATGATAAATCAGTAGACATAGAAACAATGCAAAAACATATTTTAACACCTAAAATAATTAAAAGATGTTTAGGAACAACAAATACTATACCCGTTAGTCAATGTACACGTAATGCACTAGAAAATTATGATTATTGCAAGATACATCTATATAAAACATGTTTACAATCTCAGTGTGTTGATTCTAATCCAGGATTAGAAATTGAATATAAATATGAAATCATACAAGAAAATCCCGATAATAGTAAAAAGAGGAAAAAATTTATAGAAGATTCTTTTTATTTTATAGATGACACATTTATTTATGATTTAAATAATAACAAAGTAGGTTATATCGAAGGAAATAAATATATTTTAACATCTGACCCATTTATATTAAACGTTATTTAGCATGCTTATTGTATAATTTTGTAAATAAACCTTCTAAATTATGCATATATTCCTTTTTATTACATACTTTGCCAGATAAAAATTGCTCACGTGTACTTATTTTTATATTTTTCCAATAATCCATTGGTTTTTCTTCCAGTTCTTTAATTTTAGATATGATTTCATCAGTATTATTACATACATAATAATCCATATTTGAATTTTTCAGAATACTACATGTTACATTTTGTGGATGGAAAAAATAATTTGAATCATAAATTGAAAATACAGGAACACCCATCAATAATGCCTCGCATGATGTCGTTGTTCCAGAATACGGAAATGTATCTATTGCAATATCCACTTTATTATATGTCTCTAAATGTTGCTCATGTGATAATGTACAATCTAATATCGTAATACGTTTAATAACAGATTTATCAAATTTGTCTAAAAATGTTTTAGCAATCATCTTATTAATCAATGCCTTTGTTTTAAAAACAAAACGAACCTTTTTATTGCTTTTTAATATTTTATTAAATTCACTAATCACACTATCTGTAATTTTATTAACTCGATTATAACATCCTATTGTAATATAATTATTTTTAACAAAGGGTGCTTCTAATAATTTAGGACCTATCGGTTCTTTATTTTTATGCACAATATTCGGATCATAACACAAGAAACAATTATCCATATATAATAGCTTTTCAGTATAAAACGACTGAGAAACACTCGGATTATCACATACGTTATCCGTAATTCGATAATCCATTTCATTTAATCCTGTAGTAAAAGGATAACCAATATATGTTATTTGAATTGGTGATGGCTTAAATGAAAATACATCCAAACGATTAAATGCTGTATGCCCTGCTAAATCTATTAGAATATGTATACGGTCATTATAAATTAAATCAGACGCTTGCAATTGAGACATGTGTCGAATAAATTTAAATTTCAAATCTTTATTAAATAACGATGTGTCAATTAAGCATTCCGAATAACATGTAACATTAAATCGTGATACATCGAAATTTTTTAAATACGTTCCTATAAAAAAACTAACTGGATGGTCTACAAAATCTCCAGAAATAATTCCAATATTAATTTTGTTATCCGTTTTTGTAAAGAATGCCTCATCAAAGATATAAGGTACTGGATTTTTACCATACAACTTATTAATTTGTGTATGTTGTTCTGTTATATACATTTTATCTTCTAACAAATCAAACACATAACTTAAATTCATAATCTTGTTTTGAAATGGTAAAGCAAATTTAGGTACTACCTTTAATGACTGATTATATGCATCAAGTGATTTTTCATTATCACCATTATAACTATGCATATGCCCATAATTTAAATAAATTTCTGATAATAAAAATGTAGGGTCCGTAGATACAAATGTTTTGTTATAATGTTTAATTGCCAATTTATAATGAATTTCAGCTAAATCAGTTCGTCTCATTTCAGTATACACCACACCTAATTGATTATTAATATCAGGATCTTCCTTATTCAGTTTATGCGCCTTCAATAAATAATATAAACTATCTGGCCATCGTTTAATTCCTCTATAAATAGAAGCTATACCATTATAATTATTAATTAGTAAACTATTGTCTATTTCTTTCTTATGACTTGCTAATTCAATCGATAGCTTGTAATGTATAATAGATAATTCCAATTTATTTAGTCTTTGATAAATATGACCTAAATTATAATGTAACGTAGGACTTGTAGGTGAAAATAATAAGGCATCATGCAAATATTTTAAACAAGCATCATAATTTGATTGTGAGAAATAAGTAAGTTGTGTATATATACTTGTTATCTGTGTAATGGCATCTTGAAATTCAAATTCAATTTGTACAACCATCATGAAAATATTCAATGCCCTATTAAACAAATTATATTCAAATGGAGACAGTATAACTGGAATTTGATTGGAACGCGTAGCATTGTTCTTGTCCAATTCCTTTCTTTTTATTAAAACCATACCTTCAACAATACTTTTTAAATAATTACCTAAATTCATCAAAGAGTTTATAAAAATATCTTTTGGAATTCTTGGTGTCGCATCTAATAATAAATACTCATTAATTTCTACACTTGTAATTAGTTTATTATATTGTTCACATCCTAAAATTCTATACTCTATTTCTTTTACAAACTCTTTACATTCGATCGAATCTAAAATATATTGATTTGCAGTTTCATACAATTGTTTATATATCTTTATATGATACAACTTTTCTTCTTTTGTAAAATTATGTCCAATAATACCCGATAAAATATCAAAAAAACGTTGTGAAAGTATCATCAAAACGTCGCCTTTTATATAAATTAAATCTTATATTTAAATAAAATTAAATTGAATTTATATATAAATATATATAAAATACACCATGTCTAGTTTAAATACTCCAGATGATATTTCAAATACAAATAACGCCATCGATACACATCATTTTGACATTTTATACGGTAAAAGCAAAGATGCTAAGATTAAAATGTGGAAAATCACTGTAGAAAAATATAATAATTATTCAGAAATTGTTACACTATATGGTTATAATCGTAAAATTGAAACACGTCGTAGAATAAATACAGGTAAAAATATTAATAAATCTAACCAAACAAACCACTACGAACAAGCAATTCTAGAAGCCACCAGTAAATGGAACAAAAAAATATCAATTGAAAATTACTCAACCATTCATCCAGAAAATTTAATAGAAACATATATAAATACACCTACAATAGAATTATTAAAAAATATAACCATAAATGAACCTAAAAATGTGGTCGTGTTTCCAATGTTGGCACAAGATTTTAATGTACATAAGAATAAAGTAAAGTATCCATGTTTTATTCAACCAAAATTAGATGGTTATAGGATGATATATAATACGTCTTCAAAAGAGTGTACAACAAGACAAGGAAAATCATTTAATATAATTAAACAATCTGGTACATTATATCGAGAGTTATGTTCTTTACCAGATGGTTATATATTAGATGGTGAGTTATATGTACATAATAATGAAAATGTATCTTTTGAGACATTAGGTGTGTTGAGAAAAACAAAAAATCTAACACTTCAAGATAAACAAAATTTATCAAAAATAGAATATCATGTATATGATGTCATAGATACACAATTAACATATCATCATCGTAAAAAATTATTAGATACATTAATAAATACTGAACTAAATATGATTAAAAATGTTATTACATTCGAGATACATTCAGAAAACGATATTAAAACATATCATAATCGATTTGTGAATGATAATGGTTATGAAGGAAGTATGATTAGAAGTTTTAATGGTGTATATAAAGAAAAATTTAGGTCACATGACCTTTTAAAATTAAAGAATTTTATGGATGCTGAATTTGAAATCGTAGATTATACATTTGAAAAAGATACAAGTGGGGCTGATAAAAATCTTATTATATGGATTATTCAAGTAAAGGAGAATATTCAATGTAAGGTACGTCCAAAAGGTACAAAAGAACAACGTCAGAAGTTATATAGTGATTGTCAAGCCGATTTTTCTAAATTTAAGCATAAAAAATTATGGACAAAATTCTTTGAATATACTGCGGATGGTAATTTACGATTTCCTACTACTAAAACAAACGATGTATCTACTTATATTCGAAATGAAATCATTTAATATATTATGTATAACAATTTTTATAGTATCTACAGCTTGATTTTTGTGAAAACCCCATATTATGGCATGGAGTTTTCATACAATATTCTTTACTCCATTTTCTAGGATATTTTGCATATTTTTTATCAAAGGCGCCCCCAATCTGGTCGCATTTTTCTTGAATACATGCACTATCCATACCTCCTGGAATAGTTGTTTTAAATAATTTTTCTTTAATTACCATTTTAGGATTAATATAAGAAGATAATATAAAGTCTTCATGAGATGGTTTACTTGAGAAAATGTTTTCATTTAATATTTCACTTTTTGTTTTTACTAATTTTTGTTGAATAAAAGAAAAGGTCTTTATTTTATTCTCGAGTTCTTGTGCTGTAAAGAATACCTTGTCAATATTATCTGGTTCAACTAAATATGAAAACTTTTTATATTTGTTTAAATTTGTAGAACGTAATGGAAAAACAATACCGTGTTTTTCCATAAAATGTTCTATTTTTTTTTCTTTACATCTCTGAAAACGATGCATAATGTTAATTGATACCTGTGCCAATGGTAAATTTCCTAATTCTAAAAATGTGTTTGATAGAACTATAAAAATATCTGCCAAAGAAGAAAATTGCCCTGTTTTACAAAATATATCCACCTCCAACTCTAACTTTCTTACTATATTATTATAAAAATTTGAGAAATCATGGGCATAACCAGCAATTTCCCTCGTAGAAACACGAGAATAAAATTGATATTGTCTCATTTCACTTAAAAAATAATAACATAAATACATTCGGTGACATTTTATAGCAAAGTCATTTGGTTGTATTTTACTAAATATAGATTCAGATGGATATGACTTGTCAAATACATCACTTAATCTTTTTTTCATCTTGGCTGAATGGGGTCTTGTTAATAACGTTGGTGTTAATTGAGGAATGCCCAATAATGGAGTATTAACTGGAGATATTAACTCAGAATATAACGTAATACTATCTATAAATGTTTTAATGTCGGCATACATTGTTCTATATTTCATATAATCATCAAGAAATAATACATTTTTTATCATATTTTGAAATTTATTTTGATTTTTAACAAATAAATCAAGATGATTTACATAAAACAACTTTAATGTATTTATATCTTTGGAATCCTGTAATTTTTCGACTATTTTGTCCTCCAAATCTTCTAATGTTGTTGTTGGACGTTTATCATCATATAAATATGCAAAATTAATTATCTCTTCATTACCCACCCATCCATCATATTCAGTATACATTGATATAATATCTTCTTCTGTTGAATTAATAAATTCATTCATAGTTATTATATAGTAACAAAATAAATTTTTACTTAAAATTGAATATTTTTAAGTAAGATAACAATATATAAATATGTATAAGAAATATATTGCATTTGATTGCGAAACAACTGGAATTCACGAGAATTGTAATTTATTAACAGTCACATTTATTGTTCTAAATTCAGATTTGATTGAAGAAAACCGCTTAAATATATCTTTAAAACAAGATGGTTATTATGTCTACCCAGAAGCACTCCAAGTAAATAAAATTAATCTTATTCTACATCATAAAGAATCACTCTATTTAATAGATGCACGTAAAAAATTACATGAATTTTTAATTGCTAATAAAGGTACTTTTAATTTTATTCCTATCGGTCATAATATACAATTTGATATTCGTTTCATTAAAAAAAGTGGTCTTTTAACAAATGAGGAATACTCAAAATATATCAGTTGTAATCCAATAGATACACTTGTTATAGCACAATTTTTAAAATTAAGTAAAAAATTACATGATAAACAAAGTTTATCGTTAATTAGTCTGTGTAAATCGTTTGGTCTACAAAATAATAAAGAATTAGAACATTCATCTGAATATGATATTGAGATGACCATTGAATTATTAAAACTATTTCGAAAATTAGAATTATCAGACACCATGGATAACGGTAAGAATGCTAACGCTGAAGTTATTCTGAATAAAAAACGGAAATTAATATAAAAAATATTAATTTAAAGATATATAAAAAATAGATATATAATGGATTATTCATCACTATTAACTCATATTTCTACACATTTTCATAAAATATTCAAAGAATGTTATGACGGTACTACATTCATATCACCCGTATTCGAAAAATCAGAAGACATTGAAATATTAATAACAATATCTCAAATACTTTATATCATGTCTGAAAAGGCATCTCACCCTATTTTATATTATACTTTAATTCAAATTATACATATAAAATGTAACGAATATGTAGAACAAAAATGGAATAAAAATCTAGACCAATTTACGTCCACATTTGCAACTTATTTAAATAGTATGCTTGATAATAATTTAAACTCACTTAAAAAATAATTCAAATGATTCCTTTATCTTTTTATCAACAATAGTTAATAAATCGAGTGTACAATCTTCTTTTTTATTTAGTAATGCACTATCATTATTATTTACTATTTTAAATGACATGTATACAAATGGTATAAATGAAATCTCTTTATATCGATAAGATATCCACTTATATACTAAATCTGAATGTACCAAAAATGGATGACAGAATTCTTCAAACGAACATTTTTTCCAAAATCGTTTTGTATATAAACAATTTGCTAAATCAGGTAATGTAATACGTGCATTCAATGTTTTATTATATAGTCCAGTATCATAAGACATGATACATTCCTTTTCTGATAATATAAAATGACCAACTAATGTTCTTAAATCAAGATTATACATATTTTCATCAAAGAAATGTAAAATCAATTCATTTGACGCATATTTTACACCCGCGTTTAATTTATATCCTAAAGGCAAAGTATCCTTACCATTTGCATCGTTTTTATTACTAATATTAATCAATTTAATACGTTTATCTTCTGGTAAATTTAATTCTTTTTCTGAATTTGTATCATCTACAATAATTAATTCTAAAAGATGTCTTGGATAATCTAGTTTAAGAAAACTTAATAATGCATTAAAAAAATAATCCTTATTTGTAAATGGACATATTAATGAAAGTTTTGGTAATAATTCATCTTTAATATTAATTTTATTTAATTTATCTATTGATAATTGAAGTGCCATGAATTTGTCATAAAATTCAGCTTCTAATTTAGCATCATATTCTAATATCTCTTTTTGAGTTAATTGTTTATTAATGATAAGAGGGTCATGAATATGATGTTTTTCTTTTTCTGAAAAGAATGTTTGTGTAATTGTATAAATATTCAATGTATTTATATTCGTATAAAAATCATTTATATTTTTTGAAGATTTAATAATAGTCAACAATTTGTCTATACTCGCTCCATTTATAATAAAATTACCAGAATTTGTAATATTAGTAGGCGTCCAATAAATGTTGTTTTCAACACCACGCTCTTCGTTTTTTTTATAAGATTCTAATTCACTCTCTAAACATAGAATATCATACTTTACTGGAGGTTTAGGGATTCTAGTAATATCATGCATAATAATATTTGTATCTAATAATATACCACAATATGGTACATGTAATTTTTTAACAGATAGTAAATATTTATAAAATGTATTTAATAATTTATTATCATCATAATACTTGACAAAATCAAAATGTATACGTTTAAACACATATTTCTTTGACAACTTTTTCTTGTTACGTTTATGAACATGACTATCTTCATTTTTAAATAACATTGCATAATGTTTAATCTGAATACCCGTCATTTTATCATTGTCTTTGAAATTAAAAAGAAGAATATAACGTAAATTTATTGTAATTAAAAAATGAATAAAATACAAGGAAAACATTATATGAATACAATGCCAGAAGGCCCGGAAGTACTTGAATATCACAACTATATAAGACCTATTTTAAAAAATAAAATATTAACATCCATTGATATTTTATCAGGTAAATATTTAAAAAAAGAATTGTTACATCTCCAAACATTTCAAGACAAATTACCTTGTAAGATTACAAATACCGTTATTAAAGGGAAAACCATTTTTATAATTCTAGAAAATAAGACAAGTTTGGTTATTACTCATGGTATGAGCGGATATTGGTCTTCTGAACATGAAAATCATTCACGTATTCAATTCACTATAAGTAAAATACTATCAGACATATCTAATCAGTTATTCTATGTGGATCCAAGAAATTTCGGCACAATGACAATATGTCTAAATGAAGATGAATTAAATGAAAAACAAAATAAACTAGGTCCGTATGTTCTTGATAATCATATTACATTTAATGATTTTTTTTCAAGATTAAATAAAAAGCCAAAAAGTAAAATAGCAGTAGCCCTATTAGACCAAAATTTGATTAGTGGTATAGGAAATTATTTAAGATGTGATATTTTATGGTATGCAAATATAAACGGTGAAACTAAAATAAACGATTTAACCTATAAGCAAAAAGAACAACTATATAATGCATCCATCAATCTATGCCGATATCATGCTGATTTGTCTTATAAATTAGACTTTACGCCTGCAGATTATAATAGAGACTTTTTTATTTATATGGAAAACGAAGATATATATGGAAATCTAGTGCATACAACCAAATTAAATGGAAGAACATTTCATTTTGTTAAATAATATTTTCGTATTCACTAAAAATAATATGATTGTTCTAATTACTTAATACACCATGGAGTCAATCTC